GGGCGGCAGCGTGTCGACCACCGAAGGCGGCATCAAGGTCATCGGCGGCAAGGGTAGCTATGTGCAGGTGCCCAGCACCGAGCAGGTCAAGGCCGCGCTGTCCACCAAATGGTCGGTGCCGGGCGACAACCCCAACCTGGTCGATCCGACCAACCGGGTGGTGCAGTTCTTCCACACCAACATGCCGGACATGGATACGGGTTACACCGCCATCTTCGACATGGTGGACATGCGCAGCTCGATCCTGGACAGCTTCGACATCCTCGATGCGAACCAGGGCATCACTTTCAGCCAGATCAAGTCCGGCGAGAGCGTCAAGATCCGCCGCGCGGTGACCGACAGCAAGATGAGCGTGCCGGTGTGCACCTTCGCCGATGGCGTGGGCATCGAGGACGACTGGCTGCGCTTCCAGAAGTGGTGGCAGATCAGCGATACCGTATCCGAGTTCAACGCCAAGGCGTGGGACCAGAAAGCGAGCTGGCACTACAATTTGCTAAGTGCACTATCGTCCAGCGTGAACGTGGCGTTCGACACGGACGACACCAAGACGCTGAACAAGGCGGCCGCCGCCATCCTGCGCAAGGTACGCGGCAAGGGTTATGGCGCCGGCCAGAACGCCGGGTTCGTGATCGTCTGCGCGCCGGAGGATGTCGGCCGCGTCACCAAAATCCTGACGGCGACCGCCGGCACCTTGCAGGTGGCCTACAACGCCAACGTGCAGCCGGTGAACGTGCACGTGAGCCAGGTGGTGGCCAGCACCTACATCCCGGCCAACATCGGCGGGTACTACCTTGCCTTGCCGGGCCGCAAGCTGAAGCGCGGCGACTGGAAAGACCTCACCGTCGAAAGCGAGCGCAACATCTACGTGCGCGCCAACGACTACGTGGGCACGTTCCAGGCCAATGCCGCCATTGGCGACACCGACCAGGTCGCCCGCGTGCTGTTCACCTGATCCCGACACCGTAGGCAACCAAAAATGCCGCGCGGCGACACCGTGCGGCATTTTTTCAACGAGGCAGCATGAGCACGCCCAAGGCCACCACCGACGACCTGAAAGACGAGGGCTTCACCGCCATCCAGTTTGGCGGCTTGAGCGACGCCGATTTTGCGGTGTACCTTGCCAAGGTGCTGCAGTCGGCCAGCCTGTGGGTGGAGCAGAAGTGCACGGCCGCCGCCTATGCGGCCGCTGACCTGACCACCTACGCCGGCGACTGCATGCAGAAGGCCGAGGTGAACTATGCCAGCGCCGTGATGTTTCGCCGGCGCATCGTGTTCTACGAAAGCAACGTGGCCAGCGGCAACAACAAGGACGAGGCCATGGTGCTGGCCGAGCTGCGCAAGCATGCCGACCTGCGCCTGCAGGACGCCAACTACTGGCTGGGCGAGGCGATGCGCGCCATGGGCATCGACGAATCCACCCTGTACGACGGCACCGCCGTCACCAGCGGCTTCGTGGAAACCGGCCGCTACCCGCTCAGCACGATCCCCGGTGGCACGGCATGAGCACCAGTTACTCGCCGCAGGAGTTCGGCGCCAAGGTGCGGGCGGTGATCGCGACGCTGGATAGCGCGTTGCATCGTGGCGTGAAGAAGGCAGCCACACTGACCAACAAGGCTGCGATCGCCAATCTCAGCGGCAGCCGCAAGGCCGAGCCGTGGACGTATCCGGTGCCAGTGCGCACGCCTGGCGGCCTGCGTGCGCAGCAACAGATGCAAATCGAGTCGCCCACCAGCGCCTACGTATTCAACACCGCCGCCTATGCGGCGGCCATCCACAACGGCTATGTCAGCCAGTGGGCCGGGCGCGGCAAGCACAGCATGCGCATGAAGGCGTTTGCGCGGCCCTTTCTCGATGACGCGGTGGAAACCGCGCAGCCGCTGATGGTGATCCAGAACGAAGTGGTGGAGGCACTCAACGCATGGGCGTGAAAGCCTTCACCGATGCACTGCGCACGCTGCTGACGACCGAGCAACCGTTTGTGGCCGAGCTGGAAGCGCTGATCGGCACCACCGTGGTCAACGTGCTGAAGGCCAATACGCCGTGGGCGCAGATCGCCGCCAATCAGTTGCCGTGCTTCGTGCTCGAGCAGGGCGATGGGCAGGCCTCGCCGCATGCCAACAGCGACGCCAGCGGGCTCACCATCGGGCTTGGCTCGCAGGCGTTTGCCAGCGACATGGATGTATGCGTGCTGTGGAACGAAACCAGCCGCGAGGCCGCCGCCGACCAGCGCGCGCAACTGCCCGACCTGTTTGCCCAGCTGCTGATGCGCAATCCGCAACCCGGCGACATCGACGGCGCGTGGCTGCAGCAGTGGGTGCCCGACCAGGGCGTGCTGCATCCGCGGCAGTGCTGGATGGCGCGCATCCACGCCGAATACATGATCCAGAAAAACCCATGAGGAGCCGGCCATGAACAAGACCTATGAAGTGGTTTTCGGAACGGATGCGCTGCCTGGCGTGTTTGCCATCGGCAGCATCCGCCGAGGCCAGAGCGCCACCGTCGAGGCCGCCGAAGCGGTGCGCCTGGTGGATGTGAAAGGGCTGGCCTTTGCCAACGCCGACAGCGAGGCCGAGGCGCGTGCCGAACTGGCCGCACCCCAGCCGCCGCCGCTGCCCCATGGCGCCGACACCCCCCACATTGAAGAGGAGCACTGATCATGGCCAAGCAGGTACGTGGTTCACTCGTCCGCCTGATCGGTGTCACCGACACCGCCTTCGGCATCCCGCCGGTTACGCCGAGCAGCCTGATCCTGCCGTACGTGCAGAACAACGTGAAAGCGGATCAGACCCGCGACCAGGACCAGACCATCAGCGGCTTTCGCGGCATGGTGCGCAGCGTCGCGGGGGCTCGCAAGGTCAGCGGCGCGTTGCAGATCAATGCGGCGCCGCAGACCATCGGGTTCTGGCTCAAGCACCTGATCGGCGCGCCGACCAGCACCACGGCCACGGGCGTCACCACGCATGTGTTTGCGCCGGCCGCCAGCGGCGCCAACGCGCTGCCGCCCAGCTTCACGCTGGAATCGGACATGGGCGCCGGCTTCACGTCGGCCTCGCGCTACATGCGGCTGCTGGGTTGCCGCGTGGCCAGCGCGGCGATCAGCATCACGCCGTCCGGCTTCATGCAGTTCAACCCCACGCTGAGCGGATCGGATTTCGTTGCCGGCGCCACCGCGCTGGATTCCGCGCCCACCGATACGGGGCATGCCGCATTCACCACGCTCACCGCGGCACTGGTGTTCGGCGGCGGCAGCATCATCCTGGACAGCACCAAGGTGGATCTTGCCGTCAGCAACAACCTGGACGACACCGGCTATGTCGTGGGCGGCAACGGGCGGCTGGGCGACCTGCCGGAAGGCATGCTCGCCGTGACCGGCAGCATCGAGACGCTGCTGAAGGACGATTCGCTGCTGCAGCTGGCGCTGACCGACGCCGACACCAGCCTGCTGCTGACGCTGTCCAGCGGCGACGGCAGCGGCACCGCCGGCAACGAATCGCTGGCCATCAGCATCCCCGCGCTGGTGTTTGCCGCCACCTCGCCGGTGGTGCCCGGCCCCAAGGGCCTGCTGCTCACCGGCACCTTCGACAGCCACCGCACCACCGGCGAAACCGGCGTGACCTTCACGCTGAAAACGCCGCTCGCCACCATCCAGTAAGGAGCCACCATGTTTCGATTCGCCAAAGACGGCTGCGTGCGCTGGCCGCTCTCCATACAGCAGGTACAGCCGGACGGCAGCATTGCCGACCAGTCATTCATCGTGACCTATCTTCGGCTGACGCCGGATGAGCGTACGCAACGCGATACCGATGTGGCCGCCTACCTGAAGCAGTTCCGCGACTTGCTCGTCGATGACAACAATGGGCAAGACGCCGAGCGCGCCGCCTTGGTGGCTGCGCGCAAAAAGCAGGATGACCAGCTATTGCGTGATCGCGTGAAGGATTGGAGCGGCATTGGCGACCAGGACGGCGTGACCTTGCCCTTCAGCGCTGACCTGCTGGATGCCTTCATCGCCGACGAACTGTTGCGCAACACCTTGCTGCAAGGCCTGGTGAATGCGAGCACGGGCGCGAAATCAAAAAACTCATTGCCTGGGCTCGCTGGCTTGCCGGTGCCAGCCCAGGCGTAAGCATCGACGGTACCGAGGCGCGGCTATGGGATGTGGAGCAGGAATACCCCGATACCGACCTGGTGGCGTATTGCCGCAAGACCTGCACGACCGGGGTGGTTTGCGAGGATTGCCCACGCCCACGGCTGCTGCCGGAAAGCCTGCTGCCTTTGCGCGCGTACGCCACCTGCGGAACGCAGTGGCGCACGGGTTTCAACGGCGCTACCGGGCTGGACTATGCGTCTTGTATTGCCACGCTCGAACGCTATGCGCCGCGCTGGGAAAAGGAGCAGCCGCCGGCGGAGCCGATTGACCCGTTGGACTTGCTTGATGAGGTGCGAACGATCGAGCAGGCCCTGTTGTTGGCATGGGCCGAACAGGCCGAAAAGAAACGCGAGACCGATGACACGAAGGCTGCCGACGAGTGATCACTGAGAACACCCTGCGCCTCAAGATCGAAGGCACCAACGATGGCACCCTCAAGGCCAGCGTCGATGGTGTGACGCAGAGTGTTGCCGCACTCGATGCCGCCCAGCAGGCGCAGGCCGATACGGCCGCCAAGGCAACCGTGGCGATGCAGGAGAATGCTGCCGCGACTGCCGCGGCCGGTGTCGCTGCTCAGGAGTCTGCGGCAGCTATCGTCGTGGCTACCGCCGCCACGGGCGAATCGTACGAACAGCAAACGGCGCGGCTCAAGGCCATGGTGGCCATGTCTCAAGCGCAAGTGAGCGCCAATGGCATCGTGGGTGAGAGTGAGCGCAGTCTGGCCGAGCGTGCCGCGTTTCGGGCCATGTCCACGGAAGAGCAGATTGCCGCAACGGGTGCGCTGACAGAGGCAACTTACACGCAAGCCGAAATGAACGCTCGCGGTGCCGCGATTCTGGCAACAGAGGAGCGCGTACGTCTTGCATCCATAGCCACAATGGACGCCGACACAGCAGCGACGGAAGCCAATACTGCCGCCAAGGGCATGAACTCGCGGGTCACCTATTCGTTGTCGGCACTCATCGACGATGCCGCTAGCGGCCAGATGGGACGCTCGAAGCGCGAGCTGGCCGCCCTCGCCAACGAAACCGGCATCATGGCGTCGCTGTTTACGCCGATGGGCTTGGCCATCGGCGGCGTGGTGGCATCCCTGGGCGCGCTGATTGCGATCGGCGTGCATGCGGTAAGCCAGCAGGACGAACTCAGCCGCGCGATCGTTGCTACCGGCAACCATGCCGATGTGACGGTGCACCAGCTGAAGGGCATGGCCTCGCAGCTGCAGGCCGGCGGAGCCAGCTACGGTCAGTCCATCGACGTGCTGGCCAAGCTGGTGGCATCTGGCAAGGTGGCTCATGACAGCTTGCAAACCGCAGGGCAGGCCGCCGTGGATATGGCCACGCTCACCGGCCAGAGCATGGACAGTGCCGTGGCAGCAGTGGTGCGACTGGGGCATGACCCGGTCGCCGCTGCCGCGTCACTGAATGAGGAATTCCATTTTCTGACGGCGGCGCAGAACGAGCAGATCATCAGCCTGGAGGCATCGGGCAACAAGGCCGACGCCGCCAAGGTGGCCTTTGACGCGCTTGGTGCTGTGATGCACGCGCGCGCCATGCAGGCCAAGGAGGATGCGCCGTGGTTCACCACGGCGTTCAACAACTGGAAGCAGGGCGTTTCCAATATCGGTGCCGGCGTCGGCGACATCCTGACGCTTGGCGGCAAGAAAACCGAGATCGATCAGTACACCGACGCCGTCAAGAAATACAACGAGGCGGTGAAGCAGCTTGAGATGGATCGGGCCAACGGCCGGACCGGTTTTGCGCACGATCTCAATGTGTCATCGGCGCAGAGCGCCTACAACAACGTGATGGATATCTGGAACAGCCCGGATTTCCAGAAAGAACGCGACCAGAAACAGATCTCCGCCGTGGTGCAGGGCGTGCAGGACGATGGCGTGGAGGCCACCCAGACACTTGCCAAGCTCGGCATCACGCTCGATGGGATGAAGGACAAGCAGACCAAGGTCAATGAGGCGGCCGCGGCGCTGTACAAGGCACACCTGGCTGGCGTCAATTTCCCTGGTGTCAATTTCAACGGCACCAAGGCGGATACGCCACAGGGCGCCGGCTGGGATGCCATAGTCGCCAAGCTTGACCCCAAGAAAAAGCCGAAAGCGCCAGGTGCTGATCCCTTCGCGGGTCTTGACCGCATGGTGCAATCCGCACAGGTATTCGATAGCGGTGTCGGTGGGGACAAGGCACAAACCGAACAGGTCACCAAGATTCTCGCCCTGGCCGATGCCGGCGGCAAGCTGATCTCCAGCGGCCATGATGTGGCGAAGGTGCAGGCCGAGGTGGC